ACTCCGTTTATACATCACTCCGTTTATACATCACTCCGTTTATACATCACTCCGTTTATACATCACTCCGTTTATACATCACTCCGTTTATACATCACTCCGTTTATACATCATCTCTTTGTATTTTATCACGAATAACCATCAATTCATTAAATACCGCAGGCTCTTGTCCTCTTCTATGATGTACCAATTTTGCATTTTTTGTATCTATTAACAACTCCTTCAAATCCGCATTCTGTGTGAATTTTGCCTGTTGAGCGGCCGACATTTCTCTACTAGATCTACCTTGAAAAAAATCCGCATCCATAACAACTTCTTTAGGTCTTATTTGCCTACCCTTAAATTGTCCTGTTTTTCCACCCGCTGCTTTTGCAACTACAGGATCTTTTGAGAGCTCTGTACCCGAATCCAATGTAAACGACAAGTAGAAATCAGGATTCTTCTTTTTAAATTTAGATGCCTGATAGTAATGCTCAACAGAAGCCCATCTATGATCATCCAATGTAAATGGTTGTACCCAGAAATTGGACAACTTCTTTCTCCAATCCGGAATAGCAGCCAGATCAGCAAATTGACCCATTAGTTCCAAGGGTATTTTTTCACCAGCCCCTTTTCCAGGCAATGCCTTAGCTGACTTTGAATAAAATGAAAATACTATGTTATCGTCATATAAATTCATGATCTTTGCCTCACCTAAATCATCAAATGAAGGCAAACTATTACCTTTTTCTACACCTGTTAACTGAGTTTTAAACGTCTCAAAATCAGGAATAAATGAAAATACACCCGCATCTTTTTCCATGCACTTGTCGACAATCATTCTTTTTATATCATAAGGCAACTCCTTAAATATAAATATCAATTTTTTTTTGTAACCGATCAATTTGTAATGATCTCCGGTATGATCAACTATTAAATAAAATTCTGGAGTAAACTCTCCTCGGCTAATAATTAAAGGATCTACGTCCGTTCCACATTGTAAAACACCATCAATATCTCCTAATTTATATTGCCTGCTAGAAAGTATTATAAATTTAATATTCAATATTTTTTCTAGAATATGTAATGTGCTTTCGTCTGCCCAAAATTCGCATGTTCTCACATATTTTTTTAGATCTTCCAAAGATTTTATATCTTTCATAAAAAGAACATCTTCTATATTTTCTTTTGCAAATTCATGCTCCTTTTTTAATTGGTCATGTTCTTTCTTTACCTTAAGTGCCGCATCCCTTATTATTAATTGCTGCTCTCGGTCTATGGTACTAGTCAGTCGACCCTTTAGTTCATCATATTCCTTCTTTTTTGCTATGGATTGACCTCTTGTTTCATTTATTTGACTTGTAAACATAGTATATCTGTCTCTGTATTCATTGAATAATTCTTGATTAACTGCTTCCGATACTTTACTGCGTAATTTACCTACAGTTGTGTCTTGACCTATACTTGCAAACCCATCGCGAATAGTTGCAAATAAACAATCACCACCACCTTCATTATCGGTTACTGAATAATTCTTATTTTGCATAAATTGTTGAACCCAATTATCGTTTGCATCTTCATGGTATTTCGCTCTAGTATCTTTTGCAATTATTGCGGTCTCCAAAGCCAATTGCTCGGGAATATTTGCACCCAATCTTGCAGTGAAAATATCTTTACGAATTTGAGGTATCAGTATCTCAGTTTCTCTCTCTCCCTCCCCCTCTTTAACCTCTTTTCCCTTCTTTTTCCCCTCTTTTCCCCTCTTTTTCCCCTCTTTCCCCCTCGGATTTTCAGCCTTTAACGGTTCTTCAGGTACTTTCCTAATTTTATTTATAAAATCTTTAGTTGCAAATGTGTATATAAGCGGATCATTTAATTTTTCTACATCAAGTGCCAGATTTTCATCCATATAATCTATACTCGAAATAGAAGCTATTTCATACACTCCAACCTGAATAACTTTGTTATTATGTTTAACTAAATAAATTGGAAAATATGTTATACCTTTTTCAATAAAGGTATTTTTTGCTGAGCCAATTGCGACAATCACGTCTAAATCCTTTATTTCGATTTCATATAGACTGCTCTCTTTACTTAAATCATCTGGATCTACTCGTTTTATTTCTGGGTAATTTATACTCGGATCTAATTTAGATACAACCATAATGTATATAAATTAGTAAGATTTAATATTTTATTACTATCAATCATTTATATTATGTCCAAATAACATATTTTTTCATTTTTATATCATTTGTTAGTTCATGCATATAAGCCCACATTAAATTACGCCTTTTTACTAATGCAGCATTCTCTGGCATATTCTCAAAATAGACTAGCGTTGAAATTATATCCTGTTTCTTACATTTCGACGTTTTTATATTCTTATCAATACCATAATATTCACAAATCTTTAGCAAATCTTTTATAGTATACTCTTGATTATAATATAACTCATCGTCACCATAAAAATCCTTCTCCATAAAATACATTAGTCTACTCATATCTATATATTCGTCATGTATATCTAACAGATCTTCCGGTTGTGTATGTGCATGTTCCTCATCTATTTGATCCATTATATTTTGTATTTCATTCAAGACATTCGCATTTTTATCATTATCATTATCATTATCATTATCAACCACCTTTTCAGTTAAAAAAAAATTAATATTATCAGATGTTTTATCTTGGTTCGAATTATTCATATCTATTGTATACAATATTCTATCCTCCTTTTAATTTATTTTTTTATATTTAACATATTTATTTTTATTTTATTACATATCTACTAAATCCATATACTTGAAGATCGCCTTGTTTGATAAACTAGGATAATCCTTTGCCTTTAATTTTGCAAAATGACTTACTAATTCCAAAATACTATTACCACTTATCTGGTACTGCTCTGGATCATCGCTATCATCTTCCACCGCATCAATCATTTCCTTGTTAAACAAGATTGCAATATTTTCCGTCAATTCATCCACCTCATTTTTCTTGTCACTTTGATTAACCATTTCATTTACCATAGTCAACAACTTAGTCAACGTTTCTACAATTTTACTCGCCTTAATAAACCCATTATTAGCCAGATTAACAAAGAAAGTCGTAACTGCCTTACGCTTTTCATTGACTTTGTTCATATCACAAAATCCATCATAATTTACTTCTGGATCCACATATTGAATATTCTTGTATAACTCCAAAATAGTCGCCTCTTTCTCATTAAACAATGGCCTTAACCAAGTATACAATGTTATCAATTCCGCATAAAAGTCGGCAAAGATTTTCGAATAAAATTTATTTGTTGAACATATGTCGTATACCATTGACGCAATCTTGTCTTTGTCTTCTGATGATAGATTTTCCGAACAGATTTCATTCATCTTTGCAATCATCTTTTCTCTAATATCTAAAAAGGTCTTGTCTGTAAGCTTATTAAGTAGCAAACGGATTTGATCAATTTCACAGTCAATACCCGTTTTTGCTTCTATCTTTGTTGCTTGAAATGTACGCAATGTTTCCCATTCTTCAGCACTCACCTCCATACCTTTATTACCCTTCTTCTTTTTGTTATTTAGTTTATATCCATTTGCCGCTGAACCAAATACACTTGAACCCTCTCCCGCCCGTGCAGAAGGTGTATCTGCTTTTTGAAATACTGGAGATTTTAATTCTTCTATTCCGACATGTGAACATAAATAATTAATCATCGAAAATGTTTCATCTGGTATCGTATAATTAAAACCACTGAATGAAATATCAGTAATTTCTTTTAATGTGTATTTTAGAACGGTTGCCATGATCAGTATATACTTATTTAATAGCGATTATTATTTATATCAATTTTTTTTAAAATATAATATTATAATTAAATACACTTAAAACCAAGTCGTGTATAATATATTATACAATGTCGCTTCTAAAAAACGATTTCCTTAATACTGAGCCAAATGATACAAATATTGGCTCTAATGTAACTCCAGATACAGATGAAACACAAGAAACACCATTAAAGATTTTTAATTCATGGGATGATTTAGATCTTAGCACTGATTTGTTAAGAAGTATTTATGCATATGGATTTGAAAAACCCAGTCCTATTCAAGGTAAAGCAATTAATCCTATTAAAGAAGGCCGAGATGTTATCGCCCAAGCACAATCGGGTACAGGCAAAACGGCCGCCTTTACTGTAGGCGCATTAACTCGAGTAAATATTAATGATAATAGTAACCAGGTACTCATTATTGCACCAACTCATGAATTGGCACAACAAATATCTACTGTTATCAATAGTTTGTCTTCCATGATGGAAGGAATAAGAATTAAGACAATTATTGGTGGGTCATCCATTGATACAGATGCTCATGAGATGCGTGAAAACCCGCCACATGTACTTGTTGGCTGTCCTGGTCGAATTTATGATATGATACGTAGAAAACATATTAATGCCAACAAGCTACAATTGGTCATTTTAGATGAAGCCGATGAGATGCTTTCAATCGGGTTCAAAGAGCAGATTTATAATATTTTTCAACATCTTAATAAGAACGTACAGATTGCTCTTTTTAGTGCAACATTGCCTAATAATATTTTTCAAATTACCAATAAATTTATGAGGGACCCCGTTAAAATTTGCGTAAAAGCAGAAAGTCTAACTTTAGAAGGCATTAAACAATATTTTGTAGCAGTAGATGATGATAGACAAAAATATCTTACGCTGAAGGATTTGTATCAATATATTTCTATGTCTCAATGTATTATTTATGCGAATAGCATCAAACGTGTCATTGATTTATATGAGGCGATGAAGGAAGATAATTTCCCCGTTTGCTGTATTCATAGTAATATGGAAAAGTCGGAAAGAGAAAAAGCGTTCCATGATTTCAGAAATGGATCTGCCAGAGTTCTCATCTCTTCCAATGTTACTTCGAGAGGCATTGATATTCAACAAGTTAGCGTTGTAATTAACTTTGATATACCCCGAGATGTGCATAATTATTTGCATCGTATTGGTCGATCTGGAAGATGGGGTCGAAAAGGTATGGGTATTAATTTTATTACTAGACGAGATATTATTAAAATGAAGGAGATTGAAACTTATTATGCCACGCAAATTGAAGAATTACCTAGTAATTTTAGTTTTCACAATTAAATCATATATTTACGGCTTAAACCAATAAGTATATATTCGTAAAATAAAGTAATATTTATTCTATTTTACCAGTATACCAATGACTGAAATAAATCGTGCAAATGAAGCAAATGGAGCAAATGAAACAAAATCAGTAAAGAAAGATAGTTTAGATAATGTAAATGACGTATTCAAATTACCTATTTATTATAACAAAGATGTTAAAAAACTTACACCAAGTGTCGTGACAGATTTAGAATTATACAAATCTATAGAAACCGACAATTCTTCTATTTATGAACATGTTTTTCAACCTTCTAACAAACCGTCTACCAAGGTCTTGGAGCAATTTTCGAATTATTATACGACTGATACCGCATTTTTAAAAAATACACAAGAATTGATCCAAACATTGCATTCTAGTGAGTTGAATACGATCAACAATAAATATAACTTTGATAACTTTGAACTCAATAATGTTGTTAGTGCATGGGAAGAAATTAAGGCTGAAACAGGATTTCGAGAAAAATATTTGTATATTGATTGGGAGTTTGCAAAAGAATTCAATAATAATCCGGCATTCTTACAATTAATGAGTTGTTATAATATTGCATCTCCATTATTATCTTTGTGTCTACCCATACTAGTACTTATCATTCCTTTTATTGTTTTAAAGATTAAAGGTGTTGAATTGTCCATACAAAAATACATTGAAATCTTGAAACTTATTGCTTCCAATCATGCTATTTTTAAAATGGTTACACAGTTTAATCAAGTAGACAACACACAAAAAATATATTTGGCCGTCTCTACAGCATTTTATTTATTTTCCATTTATCAAAATATATTAGTATGTGTTCGCTTTTATTCTAATATGCAAAAAATTCACAATTACCTGTTTAAATTTAAAAAATATGTCGCTTATACAATTGATATTATGGAATATCATGTAAGCAAATCTAGAGAATTAAATAATTACAACGACTTTAATAGTGAAGTCTTGAAACACAAGGGTGTTCTAGAATTTTTATATGGTAAACTAACAAAAATATCACCGTTTAGATTATCTTTTTCTAAAATTAGCGAAATAGGTCATATTATGCATACATTTTATCAAATATACGACAATGAACAATACACCAAAACCTTATTATACTCATTCGGTTTCCATGGATATTTTACAATGATTTGTCAAATTAATACGCATGTACAAGATGACAAAATGACAAAAGCCACATTTGTAAAATCCGATAACGATAAAAAAGGCAAACCAATATTTAAGCAAATGTATTATCCCAAATTTATTAATGAAAAGGCATCTGAAACAGATGTTAAAATTATTAAGAATGACTGTAATTTAAATAAAAACATGATTATTACTGGTCCAAATGCAAGTGGCAAAACGACTACTCTTAAAACCGCATTAATTAATATTATTCTTTCACAGCAAATAGGTTTTGGTTGTTTTGATAGCCTTAAATTTTCACCTTATGACCATATTCATTGTTATCTTAATATACCTGATACATCGGCACGAGATAGCTTATTTCAGGCAGAAGCACGACGATGTAAAGAAATAATTGATTGCATTGATGAGGATGTAGATAAATCACATATTTGTATTTTTGATGAATTATACTCGGGAACAAATCCAGAAGAAGCCATCTCAAGTGCATCCGCATTTTTGAAATATATTATAAAGAATGATAATGTTACTTGCTTATTAACAACACACTATATCAAGATATGCAAAAAACTTGCAAAAAACAAAAAAATTAAAAATTACAATATGAAAAGTGAAAAAAAAAACGATAATTTTGAATATACCTATTTGCTACAAGAAGGGATCTCCAATATTAAAGGCGGTCTCAAGGTTTTAAAAGATATGAATTATCCTAAGGAGATTTTAGATAATACCCAATAAAATAACGAGCATAAAATTTTTATATGTAATAATTCGTTTTAAAAAAGATTTAAATATATTCATCCTTTTTAAGAATGGCCCTTACCGATTTATTTAGCTCATCATTTTTGTTTAGTATTGCAATTATTGTAATACTTATTGGTGGCATATTTGCTTATATCAATTACCGTTTAGCAGAACAAGATCACAAGCTTAACTCAATGCTCGGATTAGTTACTACAATGGCAAATGAAACGCAGTATTTTAGAACTAAAATTGGATTATTACAGGAACAGGTACAACAAAATGGTGGAACACATACTATCCATTTAAATGCGGACCATCATAGTGAAATTCAATCGAATGAAAATTTGATTGATGTATCTGATGATGAAGACTATGATGACGATGATGATGAAGATGATGAAGATGATGAAGATGATGAAGATTATGATGGAGATGGAGACGATGAAGATGGAGATGGAGACGACGAAGACAATAATACAGATATCAAGGTAATTAATTTATCAGAGGAAGCATCTGATATTGATCTAAATGATTTGAATGATATTCAAGATACAAAAACCATACATTTAGAACAACCAATTGATTTAGTAGAACATGATCACAATCACAATCACGATGACAATCAAGATAAAGTAGATGAATTAAATGCATTAAACGATGATAATCTTTTTTTAAAAAATGTTACAATTAACGATTTAGGAGAAATAGATGAGACAGTTTCATCAAAAAATGACTACAAGAAAATGTCGATTAATAAATTAAGAGAAATCGCTGTTAGTAAAGGATTAATTACAGACGCTTCCAAATTAAAGAAGAACGAAGTGTTAAAAATGTTAGAGGTTGAATAATTAAAAGCATATTAATCCGTATTTTTCTCTATATCTAGTATAATATGAACTATCATACACTTGAACCAACACAAGAAACAAATAGCGAGGCTTACAACTTATGGCATCCATTTCAAAAACCAACGCATCAGATATTAGTGAATACAGATATTAATTCTAACTGGAAATATCGTCAATATTTACAAAATAATGCGACTAATGCAATGAAGTACAACACAATGTCTGCGATTTATGCATCTGGCAACAATCCGTATACTCTT